GAGGTGATGGTCACTTCTTTTATGTTCTTATGTCAGGTGACTCAAATAGAGTCCATGTATATACTCATACAGACTCAGCAGGTTTCAACACAAACTCTAATGTATCAATTGGTCCTAATGTAGAATCACACGGACAGTTTGCAGATTCTTCAGGTAGTGAAGGTGCAACGCTTGACGCATATATAATAGGTAATTCAAATAGATTAGATACTTCATCTTACGGAACAGGCAACTATCAAGTACACGATATTATAGGTAACTCAAACATTTTAGATTTACACGCCTCTCATAGTGGTGACTTTGATACAATAATTATCAAAGGCGACAACAACTATTTGAAAACAGTTATCAATGGCAACAGTAATGTATTAAGAATACATCAAGAGGGTGGTAGTAATACTGCTAGAATTTATGTTTACACTTCAGAAGCAGCTGTCAATATGGCACAAACAGGTGGTAGTAATACTGCCGACATTAATATATCAGGTGATAGTATTTACGATTACACTTTAAACTTCACACAAAACGGTTCTGATACTTGTAATTATTCATTTAACAGAAACAATCAAACAGCAGATGTGACCGCTACTGTGGCGAACGGATGCTAATATGCAAAGAATATTTTTTATAGTATCATTTCTGATACTTTTCTGTACTAGTACAATCTCACAAATAACAGGTCCTAAAGTTGGCGAAGTCGTAGGTCAAATGGGTACGACTTGGAATGAGAGAGATGGTCAGACAGAAAACACAGCAATGGGTTATGAATTACAGATGAAAGACTTTCTTCAAACAGGTGAAGATGGTGGTATGATATTGAACTATGCCGATGGCACTAAATTTACAATGGGTCCGAATACAGAATTAACTATTGATGAATTTGCTTTTGATACTTCAGTTGTGCCAATAGAGTTAGCGATGAATGTATCTATCAATGTAGGTACATTTACATATGAATCAGGAAGTGTATCTAATTTAGGTGGCGAAGTTAATATAGACGCTGGTAATGCTACAATCACAGTACAAGGTACAGCTTTTTCAGGCACCGTTGACGCTTTCGGTAGTGCAACCATTACCTTACTACCTGATAGTGATGGTGATGTAGGTCAGGTAACAGTATCTAATGACGCAGGTAGCCAGACGATCACAAATGCATTTAGTTCCGTGACTGTTGTATCAAATGATTTAGCACCGACACCTCCTAGAATAGAAACAGACAATAGAAAAATTATACAGTTAGATACCTTTGAAGAAGAAATAAGAGATGAAACTGAAAAAGGTTTTGGTGATGTAGATACTAAATCTAACAAGGCACAAAATAGTGAAGACGCAATCTTTGGCGAAGAAACAACTATCAATGAAAACAATGATAATATAGTTGCAACTGATATGTCAGTTAGTGAGGCAGACTCAATGATTGAATTAGAATCTAAAGAAGAAAAAAGTTTAGACGCAGTAAAAGTTGAATCAGAAACAGACATAGATACATCTTACTATGATGAGTACGAAGCAGATTTAAAAGAGTGGGGTTATATAGATGAAGACAATCAGATTTCAGTATGGGATGCTGAAGGTGAAAGTAAAATGGATTGGGATGACGCTAAGAAAATGTATGCAGAAATGGATCAAGCATACTTTGACGCCATAGGTTGTGAGTCAGGTTGTTCATACGATACGATTGATTGGGATTCTATTGATTGGGATAATGTAGATTGGGATGCCTATGATGAGGCATACAACGATACACTAGAGAAGTATGGTCTAACTTCTTACAATGCAACAGTTGAAGAAGTTGATGTGGTTGAAGCAACAAAAGACGAAACAGAATCAGTTGTTGAAGGATATAGTTGGGAAGATTTTATGTTAGATGATGATTACTATTCTAACGCAGAATATAAAAGTAATGGTGGTCCCCCAACATTGACATTACAAAACTATTGTGAATATAATGGTTATGAAGATTACTGGTGTAACCAAGAGTATGTTGATTATCTAAATGATTTTTACAAAGATGATTGGTATTTAAAAGTGACTGCCACAAGTTGGGATAAGAAATCTAAAAAGATATTTGGTAAACTATTTGGTTGGTGTGGTCAATGGCCAGACTTTAAGATGTGTGAGAATCAACCTAAACCTTGGAAGATGAAAGACTTGAAAGACAAGTACATAACAGATTGGGATTACAACGATTACAATACTTATTATGACGCTGCCTATGACTGGTGGTACACAGGTTACGATTACAATAATGAAACAGATGAGGTTAATTGGGAAGATGAATATGCTTACGAGGATGATTACGATATAGACGCAGAATTAGAAATACTATTAGCAAGTTATGATGAAGAAGAATGTTTAAAATACGGATATTATTTTGACATTGCTAATCAATCTTGTGGTACTGAATATGTTGATAACGAGGGTAATGAAACACAGGTAACTGCTAGTGGTGAAACTCTTAACTATTCAACAGGAGATGTGACTCAAACATTAACTTCAACATCTGGCGTCACAGGTGCTTCATCTTCAGCGACTTCTACTGGAAGAGTATCAACATTAAACAATGAACATGACGCTACAGCAAGTGAAAGTGGTGATTTTACTATCTTAAATAGAACCAATGATAATCATACGGCGTATGTACAAACTGAAACATCAAAAGAAGCAGACATACAAATATTACAAGATTCTGAGGCACAACACCTTGATGTAGGTAATAGTGCCGATCAAAGTAATATCACTATCATACAAACAGACTAAATAGTTATATGAATAAATTTACATCCACATGGGCCGTGGTTGTGAGTGTGGTTATATTATTAGGATTGAAGGTATATAATCCCTTGCCCCTACAAACCCTACAATTAAAAACATTTGATCTATACCAGAAGTATGGTAATAACTACAAGTCTAAAAGTCTTGTAATGTTAGATATATCAGATCAGGCATTAGAAAAAGAGGGTCAATGGCCGTGGAAGAGAGATAAACTAGGTCGTGCTATTATTAACGCATATAAGAATGGTGCCGCTCTAGTCTTTCTAAATGTAGTATTTGTTCACAAAGATAGACTTGGTGGTGACGAGATGTTTTTAAAGATGATAAGTAAATACCCTATCATACTTACAGAAACAAGTCAAGCTAAAAATCTAAAAAGTATAGAAAGAAAAGCACTTGCAATAGGTAATGTAGAAGTACCTATTGATGTTGATGGCACAATAAGAAAATTACCGCTTGACAAATCTGTGCCAAGTGTTATAATGAAGGTCATAAAGTTTCCTGTGCCAGATCAAGACGACATATGGATTGATTTTAGACATCAAGTACCTAGAATAGATTATGCAGATAAGGACTGGTCTTCTATGAAAGGTAAGATAGTATTCATAGGTACTACATTTAAAGGTTCTACTTTTGTTCTCACACCAAATGGTCTTAAAAATACACACGAGATAATGGCATTGTCAACAGAAACTTTGTTGTCAGGTAAGTTTATAACTAGACCTGATTGGGTATTGTATGTAGAATTTGCTGTAATGATTATAGGTATGGCTTTGTTTATACTATTGATACCTAGATTAGGTATACTCATGTCACTTGTGCCGTTTATACTATACAATACTTTTATCATCTTGTCAAGCTTTTATTTGTTTAGTAAATATTTGTGCTTGACAAACTGGTCATATCCTGTTATAATGGGTTTCATAGTTTTCTCTCATCTAATATACAATAACTTTATTAGAGAGAATAAATTAAAGTTGCAGATTAAGAAACAGTTTGAGCATTATCTATCACCTGATATGGTCAAGAAGTTGCAAGACAATCCTAGTCTATTGAAACTAGGTGGTGAAACTAGAGAGTTGACTTTTCTATTTTGTGACATAAGAGGATTTACACCTATTTCAGAAAAATATAAATCAGACCCACAAGGCTTAACAAAACTTATCAATTCATTTTTAACACCCATGACAGATATAATATTGAAATCAGGTGGCACGATAGACAAATATATGGGCGACTGTATTATGGCATTTTGGAACGCACCGTTAGATTGTGCTGATCATCAAAAGAAAGCAATACTTGTTGCCAAAGATATGAGAGAAAGAATGAAGAAGTTAAATTTAGGTTTCAACATAGGTATCGGTATCAATAGTGGTACAGCCGTTGTAGGCAATATGGGAAGTGAACAAAGATTTGATTATTCTGTATTAGGTGACGCAGTAAATCTAGCAAGTAGATTAGAAGGTCAAAGTAAGGACTTCAATACAACGATTGTGATAGGCGAAGACACATATAAAAATGCAGAAGAATTACATAGTAGAATGTATAATTTAGGTAGTGTAACCGTCAAGGGTAAATCAAATAAGGTGAAGATATACTCAATTAAATGATATAAATAGTAGTATGGCAACGGTATTCGATAAGATATTAGACACTACAACAGGTCCTAAATCATACGACTGGTACAGAAAAAAAGTAGCAGATATGACAACACCTGGTGCAAGAAGTTTAATTAGAAAAGGTAAGGCAACTTTAAGACCGAAGTATGGTGTTATGAATCTTTTTGGTTATGACCCTAAACACAAAGATAGACTACCTTACTATGATACCTTTCCTTTGATATTACCTTTAGAACCAGCAAAAGGTGGTTTTATAGGACTAAACTTTCACTACTTAAAACCTGGTGCAAGAGTAGCGTTTTTGAGAAGTTTAGCAAACGAGGCTAGTGATAAAAGATTTGATAAAAAAACAAGATACAATATCAGCTGGCGAAACAATACATTTATGAAGACGACAGCAAAACATTATTTGTTCAATCATGTAAGAACATCATTTTTGAACATTACAGCAGATGAAATGGCGATTGCAATATTTCTACCTGTTGCTAGATTTAAAAAAGGAAGTCCGTACTAATGGCAATTTTTAGAGCAGGTAAAAGAATAGGTCCTTTTGACATACGAGGTGGTATATCAAGAGGTGACTTTAAGTCTAGTGCTTATCATAAGACAGATAGAGATCCTAGATTTAAAATGCAGGCTAATACCGAGAATACTATTGGTCGTTTTAGAGCAGCAATGGCTTCAGCAGAAGGTTATGCTAGACCATCAAGATTTGCAGTAAGAATATTTCCACCTACTAGTTTATTAAAGTCAATTAAAATGCAAAACGCCACTACAAATAGAAATGGTCAAACATTTGACAATGAAATGTACAACGGTACAGGTCAAGTACAAACATTCTCTAGTGAGGTATTAAATTCTTTAAATCAAACTATTGGTAGACAAGTTAATATACATTGTGAAAATGTTAATATGCCTGGTAGAGATTTAGCACAACAAACAGTTCAATACGGAACAGATGTTAATAGACAAATGGTTCAAACTCATACTTACGAGGGAAATATAGCAGCGACTTTCTATGCAGATAAGTATATGAGAGAAAGACAATTCATGGAGTATTGGCAAAATATGTGTGTAGATCCTATAAGACATGAAGCAGGTTACTATGATGATTATGTTGGTAAAATGCATATATACCAATTAGGTGCAGATAGTGAAGTTGATAGAGATATGCCAACTTATGCTATCGAAGCTATGGATGTATATCCTGCTACAATAGGTCAAGTCGAGTACGGCTATGGTAAAGCAAATGAAATTGCTAGAGTGACTGTTGAATTTGCATATAAACAATGGCGTAATATGGGATTAGAAACAACAGGTATAGACTTTGGTCATGCTATGCAGACAGCTGCTAACATCAAAGCAAGAACACCAGGACTATTTGGCAGATTACCTCCTTCTCTACAAAGAGCAGGAAAAGACATATTTCAACAAGGGAGAACAGTATTGAATCCGATAGGAAGAATATTTAAGGGGAAAGTTTTCCCACCATTTACATAATAATTATATAATAAGGAGAAAATATTATGGCACTACCTAAACTGACAACTCCAACATATGAGTTGGAAAT